GCGCCGATGGTGGTGCGCGATGCGAATGGGCGGGAGTTGGTGTTGCGCAGGATGACTGCGCTGGATCGGCTTCGGCTGTTCAAGGCAATTGGTCCCCTGCTTTCGCAGAATAACTTATATCTTGGTATGGCGATGCTGGCAGCTTCGGTAACGGCAATTGATACCGTGCCGTTACCGCCGCCCGTGACCGAGGCCCAGATTGAAAGTTTGGTTTTTCGACTGGGTGACGCCGGGATTGCGGCAGTGGCAGCGGCGCTGGCCGCGGATGCGCCCACGGTGCTGGGGAGTGCCGAGCAGGGAAACTAAGCCGGCACCCCGATCTTGTTGACTGCCTCTATCTGGTCCAGAACGGGGTGCCTTTTGACGTGGCGTTTTCGCTACCTGTGGACGAGCGTCTCGCTTGGATTGTTGCGATTGGTCGGTTCGACGGATTGGATTACGATTGGAGTGAGCGGCGTTGGAAGAAACTGTAAGCGATGCACTTCTGGAGGCCGGAGAACGGCTCGCGGAGGCGATGCGGGCGGGGCTTTGCGCCCAGGGATTACCTGGAGATGTATGTGTTATCGTAGAGGATGGGCGGGTGGTAGTGGCAAGCCGTTCAGCGGTGGTTCGAAGGTCCGAGATTGGAGAGCCTGGGTCTCCGCCGCAGGCAGTAATGGAGGCCATTGCGCGCGACGCCGGCCCCGGAGTGGTGGCGGCATTGGCTGCTAGACTGCAAAGTTCCTTGGCATGATAGAGGCTTTTGAGATTGGTGTATCGCTTGCTTTGCGTGACGGCGTCGAGGATAGGATACTGAAAGCGCAACGCGATATGGCCACGCGGGAGCATGCGATGCGCACGGGTGGGGTCTCCCTGGGCCTTCTACGCGCCGCCGCGACAAGTGCACTTCCTGCCCCTGCGGCTGATCCACGGGGCAAGGTGACGGATAAGGTGGCTGCACGCCCCGTAGAAGACGTGGATGCGACGCCAGCGCGGGCACCTGAGATGGTGGTTGCACCACCACCCTTTTTCGACAAGCAGATGGCGCCAGCCGTCGAGCCCTTGGCGCCTGTAATGGTGCCTCAGCTAGACGCCGAGCAGATGGCAACGCCGGGCGCTGCCGAGGCGGCGGCCGTGACGGCAAATATCGGCCCAACGGTCATGGCGCCAGATGTTGACAACGGAGGCCTGGAGTCAGTTCCACCGCAGAATACACAGTTCTTCACAATCCAGGCTGCGCATGACGCGCCCGTGAGCATTCACGAGACAGCGCATGCTCCGCAGGCTGGGAATGCGCCATCGCTCGTGGTTCCTGCTGGACACGTCGGCTGCCCGCCAACGGCTCTTTTCGTTGCAGCATCGTTTGAAAGCGGTGCACCGACCGGCGATACAGCCGGCATGCCGCCGGCACCATCGGCGCCGTCACCCGATACCGCCCCAAAAGGCCTCGACGATCCGGTTCGGCAGGGATTTCGGAACGCGTACGTGTGGGAAGTTGATCGATCTCTTGGAATGGCGAGCCGCACCGCCTTTGCGATGGCCCCTTCGCACGCAGGGGGACAGTCTGCTCCCGCAGCGCCACCTGCTCCGCAGCGTGACTCCGGCCCGGGCGGCGGCGACGTGTTTCTGGACGGGATGCTGGTGGGGCGCTGGATGTCCCGCTTTCTGCAACGTGAAGGCGAGCGGGCGAGCACGGGACCGACGGGCTTTGATCCGCGGCGCGGCCGTCTGCTGCCGGGTGTGACGGTGGGCAACTGATGGCACTCTTGACACTCGGTGGTGTGTCGCTTGAGGATTTTGAGGTCCCTGGCGAGGTTTCCTTTGGCGGGGCGCAGCAACTGGCTGTGCATAAGCTGATTGGCGGCATGCGTGTGATCGATACGCTCGGGCGCGACGATGCGGCCGTGCAATGGTCGGGCGTATTTTCGGGGAGCCAGGCTGGGGACAGGGCGCGCATGCTAGACGCCATGCGCGCGGCGGGAAATCAGGTGACGCTTTCATGGGATCAGTTTTTTTATAGCGTTGTGATCGAGTCGCTGACGATGGACTTCCGCAATCCATGGTGGATTCCATACCGCATTTCCTGCGCCGTGGTAATCGATCAGGCACAGAGTGTTCCGGAGTTTCTCCCTGGTCTGGCCGACACCATCCTCGACGACCTCACTTCCGCATCCGCATATTTTAACGTATCCCAAGCGGTTGTGGCAACATCTGTGCCGGATGCACTGACCCCCGGCTCGGCGGATAATGCAAGGGCTTTAGCTATTCTTGCTAGTGCTGCGGGTGCTATCGAGCAAAATATCCAGAGTGTCCAGGCCCGTCTGAATGATAGCAACCTTTCAGTACTTGTGAGCTCATCAGGGTCCTTGGCACAACTTTGCGTTGCGAGAGGGTATGTCGGTCGCACAGTTAACAACTGGATACGGTAGGCAATAATGCAGACAGTTATGGTGACGGGCGGCAATCTTTTTCAATTGGCCGGCCAATATTTGCAGGATGCAACTCAGTGGGTGCGTATCGCTCAACTGAACGGGATCCTGGATCCCTGGCTGAGTGGTCCGCTTCCAACCACGCTCACATTGCCGGATGTTGATCCTTCGGCTGGAGGTGGTCTTGGGCAGCAGTAGCGTACGCGCGCCATCAATTGCAGTGTTTGCTGATGGCTTGCCCGTTGCAGGACTGCTGGATGTTGAAATTTCCAGCAACAGCTATCTTTCCGCGAACCGATATAGGTTGCGGGCGTCACTCAGTGCCTCCGGTTACGAAATCTGGTCGGCAGAACAGATCAGGCTGGAGATACGACTAGGGCTGGATGGCGCGTGGAAGAGCATGATCCTGGGGCCTGTGGATCGGGTGGAGGTTGACCCAGCCTGCGGGGAAGTTGTGGTCGAGGGAAGAGATTTGACGGCTCTCTTTATTGAAGCGCGGACACAGGAGAGTTTCGACAATCAGACTTCGAGTGAAATTGCGGTGGCTTTGGCGTTGCGACAGGGATTGGTGCCAGCCGTGGTGCCAACGACAAACTTGGTAGGTCGGAGTTTTCAGAACGATCATTCCAGAACGACGCTCGATCAACATGCACGATCGACAACCGAATGGGATTTGCTGATCCATTTGGCAGAACTAGAAGGGTTCGACGTTTGGGTGGATGGGCTAAGTCTTAATTTTGCGCCGCTTAATGCGCTTGGCGCTTCGCTTTTCCTGAAGCCGCAGGATTGTATTTCGATGCGGTTGGAACGTTCGCTGCCGCTGGCCTCCGGGTTGACGGTCTCCGTCAAGAGTTGGGATTGCAGGGGAACCCGAGCGATTTTGCAAACTGCGACGACGAGCAGTAGCGCTGCAACGGCTGCAAATTATGTGGTGGTGCGACCAAATCTGACCAGCACCGCAGCGCAGACTCTTGCACAAAGAATACTTTCGCAGATGGCACAGCAAGGACGTACTATCAGTATCGATATGCCTGGTGACCTGACGACGCAGCCGCGCGTGGCGCTTGCCATTACGAATACGGGCACTGATTTTGATGGCGTGTATGTGGTGACGGCCGTTGAGCGCCGGGTATCGTTTCGTCATGGATTTACTCAGACCATAGAGGCAAGGATCCCGCCATGGACGGATTTCTGAACTTGCTCAAGGCGCAGGCTTCGCAGCTCGACCAGGGGTGGGCGCAGCCGCGGCTGGGGGTGGTGAGCTCCGTCGATCCCGCCACTTTTGCGGCGCGCGTGCAAATCCAGCCGGAGGGCGTGCTTTCAGGTTGGCTGCCGATTGCATCCCCTTGGGTTGGAGCCGGGTGGGGGCTCGCGTGCCCGCCTGCCCTGGGTGACCAGGTACTCGTCTTGTGGCAGGAAGGTGACGCTGAGCATGGCATCATCGTTGGCCGGCTTTGGTCCAGCACCGCGAGCACGCCTGGAGCGCCGGTGGGCGAACTTTGGCTGATGCATGCGACGGGCAGTTTTCTGAAACTCCACAACAATGGCTCGATCGAGAGCAGTGCGCCGACCTGGACCCATACGGGCGATCTGCGTGTGTCTGGGAATGTGTTCGACTCCCACAATTCGATGGCGGATTTGCGTGCGCACTACAATGAACACGTTCATGCGCCGAGCAACATACCGCCCACGCCCGCCGACTGAAATGATAAGGTCCGGCCATCGGCAATAGTATCTTTTTCGTCAGTGGCATTGCACGGATAGAGCTTTCCGGCTGACGGTTTTTTGGGTGAGCCGATATGTTTTCCGGGGGGAACTGTCATGCAGGATGCAGCTTTGCTGTGGGGTGGGGATCTTTCCGCTGGATCAACGGGTGATCTGGCTCTGGTGAATGGCACCGCGCTCGGCCAACAACGTGTGTTACGGCGCCTTCTGACTAACCCCGGCGACTACATATGGCAACTGGAGTATGGTGCCGGGTTAGCCAGGTTTATTGGGCAACCTTGTAATATTGCAGCGATAAAAGCAACAATCAGGAGCCAGATTTTTATGGAATCATCTGTGGCAAGGTTGCCTGAGCCCGATATCGACGTACAGAGCGGTCAGGATGGCAGTGTGTATGTGTATATCCGCTACGTTGATTCAAGCAGCGGTTCGACGCAGGTATTGTCTTTTTCCGTGAGTGCTTAAGATGATCTTGCCGCTGCAAAATTTCACGACCCTGGTACAAAATATGGCAGCCGGAGTACAGGGTAGTGCGTCCCAATTGATCGATCTGTCGGTCGGCAGCGTATTGCGTGCTCTACTTGAGGCATGTGCCGCAGTGGCCTTGTGGATGCAGTGGCTGATCCTGCAAGTACTCTCCATGACCCGCGCTGCAACCAGCAGCGGCCCCGATCTTGATAGCTGGATGGCTGATTTTTCATTGACGCGACTGCCTGGTGCGCCCGCATTAGGTACAGTGACCTTCTTGCGCTACACCGTTGGCATTGCGACGACCGTGCCGGTGGGGGCGCAGGTGAGCACCAATGACGGTACGCAGAGCTTTGCGGTCATTGAGGTTACCAATAATTCTGCTTGGAATGGCAGTAACGGCTACAGCCTGCCGGCAACGGCGGCGAGCGTGACGGTGCCCGTGCAGGCCGTGACACCGGGCGTTGGCGGCAATGTGCAGCCTGGGACGATTGGCCTGATCGCAGCATCTATTCCTGGCATCGATACCGTGATGAATACTGCGCCTTTTACAGGAGGTCTAGAGGCCGAAAGCGATGCAGCACTTCGTGTGCGTTTTCAGCTCTATATCAATAGCCGGTCGCTTGCGACGGTAAGCGCGGTTGAGTTTGCGGTAGCAACGTTGCAGCAAGGGCTTCGCTGTGCCGTGCTTGAAAATGTAGACACGCAAGGTAATCCATCGGCCGGCAATTTCTGCGTCGTGGTCGATGATGGGACGGGTTACCCGCCGGCAAGCCTCATCTTAGAGGCGAGTTCTGCCATTGAAGCTGTGCGGCCGATCGGATCAACATATTCGGTGAATGGTCCGCAGGTGGTGGCCGTGAATGTGGCGATGGCGGTTGCCACATCGAATCCTCTCACTGAGCCGCTGATCATCGTTCAAATACAACAGAACGTGTTTGCTTGGATCGCTGGATTGCCAATCGCGGGCACACTCGCGATTTCGATGATCGAAGCGCTGGCTCATAATACTGATCCTTCGGTCACCAGTGTAACGGGCACGATGATCAATGGTGCTGCGGCGGACCTGACAGCAGCCGATAATGCCGTGCTTCTTCCTCTCACTGTGACGGTGAATTGAGATGCCGGGCGATGTTCTGGATTTCGTCAGACGCATGCTGGTTGTGTTGCCAGGCCGGTGGTTCTGCGATCCTGCACTGCCAACTCAAACCCCGACGTTGCTGCAGGCTTTGCTTTCGGGTTTTGGAACAGCATGGGCCTTGGTCTACATGCTGATCACGAACGTTCAGCTTCTGGCTCGCTTAGCGACTGTTTACGGGCCGTTTCTAGACATGGCGAGCGCCGATTTCTTCGGCAACGAGTTGCCGCGGCGTTTGCTCGAAACAGACGCGCAATTCCGACTGCGTGTGCAGCAGGAGTTGTTTCGCCCGAGGGGAACACGGGCTGCTATTGCTCGGACCCTGACGGAATTGACCGGCACCGCACCGCGTATTTTTGAGCCTGCGCGGCCGGCGGATACCGGCGGTTATACAACTGGTGGCATCGGGTATTGTGTTGCGGGTGGTTGGGGAAACCTTACTTTGCGCTACGCGAGTTTCGTAGTGGCGACGCGGCCTCTCGGCAGCGGGATCGCGCAGTTTGCAGGGTATGGGACGGGCGGCTACCTCTATTACGGCGACCTCTCCATGGTAGCGAGGCCGGTTTCCGACACCGATATCTTTGCATCTGCTGCCGCTGTTTTGCCGGCGGGTTACATGGCGTGGATGCGGATACAAGACTGAGCAATAAAGCGTCTTTCCTAAAGACGAGAAGAAGAACTCTTTCCTGCAACCGGTAACTCCAGCCCTTTCTCGGCATCGAGGAGGTGGCTCAATAAGTACGAGTTCTTGCCTCTCTAATACAAATATTAGCTTTGTGCTTGCAGGCTCATTACGGACCCAATTTACAGACGTAAACTGAAATGAAAGGTCAAGAAATATGGACAGGCAAATTGTCTATCCGGGCAGCATCCCCCTGGACACGGATGTCTTGACCGTGCAGCGCAACGTGATGGTGGCACTTGGCTACTTGGCGCAAGCAACGCTCGGGACCGCGACAATCGCCGATGGTTTGGCATGCACCCCTACATCGCCAGCTTCGCTTACAATCAATATTGGCCCCGGTAGTATCACGCAGTTCGGCGTGGTCGATACAACAGGCTTCGGATCATTGCCGGCATTGAGCGATCCGTTGCTGCGCATCGGCGTGAATCTCGAGAGCACACAATTTACGCTCGCGGCGCCAAGTTCTGCTGGCCAGTCGATCAATTATCTGGTCGAAGGAAGTCTTCTCGAACTGGATACCGCTCCGCTCGTTCTGCCATACTACAATGCCCTAAATCCTAGCCAACCATATAGCGGTCCCGGAAATACGGGCACGGCACAAGTGACGCAGCGCTTGCAGACAGTGCAGTTGCAGGTGAAGGCCGGCGCACCCAGCGCAACCGGCACACAGGCAACGCCCTCAGCCGATCAAGGTTGGGGGCCGCTTTATATCATCGAGGTCACTTATGGTGTGAGTGGCATTACTTCAGCCAATATCATTGCTTATCCGACAGCTCCTTTTGTTGCATATAAGTTGCCGCAACTGACTCCGGGCACGCATAATCTGGCGTCCTTCGGTCCGACA